CACAGGCGTAGAATGACAACACGTTCTACAATTTGGTTCAGCGACCTCCTCACCGTGGCAAAGAGTCTTAAAGTCACAGAACTTGCACTCCCACCAATCCTCACGCTCACTGACCTTTAGCGGAGGTTCGGTTGCAGAAATAATTTTCTCTGCACGCTGACGCAGTTTGTTAAACGTAGTCTGGTCAAACTTGACCCACTCAGTATAGATGTCGTCCGTGTCCTTGTTGACAGCAAAGTACATGGCTCGCGTTAAATCCATCAGACCCATGTAAACCTGCATCTGGGCGTAATGCCTTGGCTTTGACTCAAGAACGCCTTTTTTTTCAAGCTGTTTAAACGACTTAGAATTGTGCGTCTTAGCTTCTAAGATCGCCCAGGTTTTCAATGCTTCTGGAAATCCCTTGCCTACGCCATCGACGCTTCCACCAAAATGTCCTGAGTCATCGAAGCATCTGATCTGACTACCGTTGTCGTCATGCGTATGAAGCACAACGCCAATGCCTTTGAGTTCTTTAGCAATTCGAGTTTCTTCTAAATTACCTGTCTCAAACAGGCGCAGTATGCGCTTAGGAAAGTCTTGCTGTTTAGCCCATCGAAAAGTAAGCCATAAATATCTGTCGCAAGAATGCCCGATAACCGACGCTCCGAGGTGTGGTCGGTAGGGTCTGCTCTTTTCTTGGTACCAATTATATATTTTCTGAGCAGTGGAGTGCTGGCTATCGGGCATCTGTGGCAAGGCTACTTCTCCCAGGGTTTCTTGTTAGAAGAAGGAGCCTCTGCCGCAGCGTCAGAAACAGGAGCAGTAGCAGGGCTACTTGCGCCCAGGCTGTTGTACGCAACAATCCTGTTTCGCGTTGGGTCTTTGCGGTCAATATCAACGGCTACTGACATAGGGATGTCGTGTAGCTGCTCTGTATTAGCCAGCTTGCTACCCATATCCATGCCGACTGCTTGGCACAGACCAGTAAGCTGACGGCGTGCGATTTCTTCTGCCTGTTTGTTGGGATTGCTAACATTCAGTCTATCCCACAGGCGGCGACCGCTATGCTCACCGTCTACAACTTGTAGCACCACCTCTATATATTCTCCGGTGCCAGCCTTAGTTGTCTTGATGCTGGTTTCAATGACAATGCACTGATAGTCACCACGCTCTAGCGGTTCGTATGATTTAACAGGCGCTGGCGCGTAGTCTTGATCTAGTTCAAAAGAAAATTCTGGCATCTTATTTACCTTCCATTGTTTGCGTGATTGCAGTTTCAAAATCATCCCACTGCATCGGGATCGTGTCTGGCAATTTGTATCTATTCTTTGCCATGTATGCGGGACGCTCACTAGTATGCAACAAGCGTTCGCCGGTACTGATACCTCTGGCAACTTGCTTGTTAAATCCAATGTCGTCTTTCTTTACGAGCGTCTTGTAGTTCGCAAAGAATACAGCGTCACACCACTCGCGGATCAAAGCATTTGACCGCTCCTGTAGTTTCGGCTGGTAACGGTCATACGGCTCTGTCTCTGGCGAGTCAAAGCGTTTGATCGTTGTATGCGCGATTAGAATAATAGACATGCCCTTGTCGTTACGCAGAGCGTTAAGACCGCCTAATAAATCACGCCACATCTCGGCGGCAATAACCGCGCCTTTTCCATACGCCAAATCTTTAGCGTCATGCGTGGACTCGACTTGTCGCCAGATCATGTTCTCACACCAATCTAAACTGTCTAAAACAGCGGTGCCGTATTTGTGGTCCTCTTTATAGAGACTGGCGACCGCGTCCATTACGTCAGAGAACTTTTCCACTAATGGAAAGTGATCGACCTTTAGATTGCCTAGCCCATCCTCAGTAGGAATAAAAATAGGCTTGGGTGCGCCAGCGGCAAAGGTTGTTTTACCAATGCCCTCCACACCGTAGAGCATAACTCTCGGTGCGCCGCTTAGTGAATTTTTCTGGATGCTTTTTAAATTGAAAGACATCGTTTGCTCCGTTGCTTGTTGTTAAGGCGGATGAAGCTACTACCACTGTTGCCACAAAGTCAACACCATTTTTGACATCTTTTTGGTTGATAGATTTTGAGTGTTCATGTAGTTATAACGCCCCTCAAAGGAGATCATTATGTACATCAAACACAAAAAAGAACCGGCTTACTCAATCGTTAATAAGATTGGTGGGGTTCGCGCAACAGCCAGGGTGCTTGGTATAGCGCCGAGCGCAGTCACACGCTGGCTAAGTGCCAGCGGTGTAATACCGCAACGGCATTTTGGCGCGATATTGTTGCACGCAAAGAAACAGAAATTAGGGATTGAGATTAACGATTTATTAACGCTGTAGGTGAGACATGAACAACGCTAGTTTTTTAGAGTCTCTCAGCGGCGAAATTGTTGACGGTCAATATCTGTGGGTAAACGCGTTTGCGACCAGTCCTGACAAAGCGCAATGGGCTGGCCGACCATACCAGCACAAGACGGCGCAGCAGCTTTTAATCAATGAAGCTGCCGATCAGAATACTTATTTCTGTCCCGCACTATTGTCTGGTTTGGACAACGGATTGTTTAAACGCACCAAGTCACAGTTTAACAGGCTGTTGGCGCTGGTAGCGGATGACGCAGACCCAGACGATGTGATTGGCAGTCTAAGCTGGCTGATCGAGACAAGCACAAACAATTTTCAAATGGGCATCTTAATTGACCTGGACGACCCAGATGCAGCAGACCCGCAGACAGTAGACGCTGTTATGCAAGCTATGGCTGACGCTGACTTAATCAAAGCAGACAAGAGCGGCAACAATGCGGTGCGGTATCTGAGGCTACCCAACGGCGTTAATACTAAATTAAGAGCTAACAACTGGTCGGTGCGCGTGAGGTCAATGGATCTACAATCGCGCTACTCTTTGGCTGATGCTTGTGCCGCTTTTGGTTTAGACCTAGAGCAGATCAAGCAATACAGCACTGTCGTTGACTCTGACGCTGCAAAAATATCTGGCGCGGATCATGCCTCATTGATTGCGGCGCTTGCTGCTGACGTACCAAAAGATCGCAGTTACCACGACCCGCTTTTGAAACTAAGCTCCAAACTGGTCAAGGCTGGAACCAGTGGCGGCTCTGTTGTTGAGCATTTGCGCGGGTTAATGCTCGCCGTGCGCCCTACTGATGCGCATGAATACGCACGATGGGAAGAACGCTACAATGAAATCCCGCGCATGGTATCTGGCGCAGAGCGGTATCGACAACCAATCATTGATATGCCGGTTATTGACGGAGAAGCTGACGGCAGTCTGCTCGTTGACATTAATGAGCTAGAACGGATTAGCGGCAATATACGTTGGCTCGTCAAGGGTTTAGTTCCAGCCGACGCAATGGGTATGCTGTTCGGCGCAAGTGGTGCGTTTAAAAGTTTTATTGCGTTAGACTTTGGTTTGCATGTCGCGCACGGTTTAAACTGGTGCAACCGCAAAACAACGCAAGGCAATGTCGTCTACGTTGCAGCAGAAGGCGGTGCCGGTGTGTATCGACGCATCAAGGCATGGCATGAAAAGCGCGGTTTGGATATTGCTGACAATTTTAGCATTTGCATCACGCCACTTCTTCTGACGGTAGAGGATGAAATTGACAGGCTTACCCAGGCCATTGCCGCACTTCCAGAGCCGCCATCGCTTGTTGTCATTGACACGCTATCGCAGACATTCAGCGGCGACGAGAACAGCAGCACAGACATCGCCGACTACATAAGAAGCATGAACACAAAACTCCGCGCTCAGTACGGGTGTAGCGTTTTGATTTTGCATCACACCGGCCACTCCGCCAGTGAGCGCCCTCGGGGCAGTAGTGCTATCACAGCTAACCTTGATTTTTTGTTGGGCTGTTACCGACCTGACAAGGAATCTCTGTCTGCACAACTCGAAGTGTTTAAACAGAAGGATGGTGACAAGCTGGACACGCAATGGTTTACGTTAGAATCAAAAGAGATCGGCGTGGACGATGACGGCGAAAAAATACAAAGCCTTGTGGCAAGCTGGAACGATCTGGTTGCTAATCTTAAACATAACGCAGCAATGCTAAATCAAAATGAGCGCGATGTGTTAGACGCAATTCCTGTTGCTGGCACTGCGACAGAACAAGAGATGCAAGACGCTTTGATGCACAGGTATGAGAATCAGGCGACTAGATACAAGACGCTACAGCGTGCCATTAAGAAGCTCTACAATGAAAAGAACTTAATTATTCCGGTTGGTAAGAAGGTTTGGAGAAGGGCTTAGAATCAGGCAAAAAAGGCTCAAGCCCTTCCTCAATTCGCATAGCGTCAACAAAGCGCACAAAATCGCGGCGTGGCATCTTATTGACGTTGCGGGTATCCAAGTCGCGCACATAATAATTGCCGTGGATAAACCACGACAGCTTGCCCCTGGATTTTAACCAGTCAGACACGTTTAGCCAGGAGTCACTCGGAAGAAATTTTCTCGGCTTCATCTTGTGCAGCTTTGATCTTGTTTTTAAGTGTGCGCTTGGCGCGGATGGCTTTGTAGTATTCGCTATCGCCTCGACGCTTCGAGTCTCCGCGTCCGGCACTTCCGCCTTTCGTCCCTAGCCAGGACATGTAACGCTTAATTTCCTGTTGCACTCCGGGCGGGAACTGATCGCTCCATTTCTTTTCAGTCATTTTTTTCCTCTTTTAGTTGGTAGCCAATAGCCGTGTATGCCGCTTTGTCGACCCATGAATCCTCATGCGTGGTAGTTTTCAAAAGGCGGCATGTCTTTTGCCAGTCGTTCATCAGTGCAACATGCGCTGGCGTGATGCAACCGTCTTTCTCAATTGCACGCTTGGCGATAACGGTCCAGCCCTTTGCAATGTCTGACAAATTTTCTTATGGGCTTCCGTAATCTTTCTGCCGAGCGCAGCGTATGACTTCTAATGCTGTTTCAAATATATGAGTCATA